CTACTTGTGGGCGACCTGGTTGAGTTTGGTCTCCATCTGGCCGATCTTGGTGGTGATCTGGGCGAGCCTGTCCATGATGGGCTTGTCGCGCTGTTGGCTGGCTGCGACCATGGATTGCTCGGCCACGACGGCCCACGCGCCGTTGAAGGTCAGCATGGGTAGGTCACGTCCCGTGGCTGCCTTGTAGGACTGCTGGAGCGTGCTCAGATGGTTGTTGCTCTTGATACCGGTTGGGGGGTTGACCCCGTCCCAGTACTTGAGGCCTGCGAACTGGTCCGATCCGTATACGATTGCCATGGTTTCATCTCCTATTGTGTTGGTTGGTGTGTCTGTGTCGTTGGTTCCCGTCCACCGCAGATAGCAGTCCCACGGGAAGTTGTAGTAGGGGTTGGTGTTCGTCTCGCCGCCGGTCTGGTCACCAGGAGCGCCAGCCGTGGATCCGTTCTCGCTGATGGAGGCCTGGGCCAGCCGGCCCCCGCCGATGTAGACGGCCACATGGGCCGCATCATTGAGCAGGATGTCACCAGGCCGCGGATTGCCGTTGTTGGGCAAGCGTGCCCAGCCACGGGCTGTCAGATTGGCGGACAGGTTGCCGGTGTAGCCAGCGGAGCCCGTATCGAAGCCGGCCTCTTGCAGGCAGTGGATTACCAGGGAGCTGCAGTCGCAGTTGCCACCTGCCGGGTTGAAGTTCCACCGGTCGCTCTGGTTGTAGCCCATGTTCGCCACGTCGCACCAGTACTTCATGCGGTCAATGAGCTTCTGGACACTCGCCATGCCGGCCACCTCCATTCATTATTCCCATATCAATCTCCTTAATGTTGTTGTTTTCCTGTTGCGTCCCGTCCGGATGGGCGGGCAGACTCATTTCCCCGCCAGGCGGACGGGGTTGTAGGTGACGCCGAAGCCGGCGGCGATGATGCCGGCGGCGGTGCTGACGAAGCCGCCGATGTCGGGGTGTCCGAAGGCCATGAGGCCCAGGCCGATGACGGAGGCGAGCAGGGCCAGGATGTAGACCACGGTGCGCACCTTGTCGCCGAAGACGGGCGTGTAGCCGCCTGTCTGCTGGCCTTGGACGGTCTGGCCGACCAGGGCCTGGAGGTCCTTGGATGGCGTGTCCGGGCTGGCAGCATGCCTGGGACCGTGGGCCTTAGCAGCCGGGACGGCTGTGGTTTCGTCGGCTGGCGGCTTGGTGTCGGTGGGCATGGCGGCCATCAGACCGTCAAGCTCCTCGGGGCTGATGGGGGTCAGGGTCACCGGTCCGGTCGCTCCGGCATCACCGGGCAGGGCACGGACCAGCTCATGTGGGGCCAGGGTCGCGATGCGGCTGGTATCGCTCATTGCAGCGCCTCCCTGAGCCTGGTGCCCCAAGGGGCCTGGTCGGAACCCACCTTGATGGCCGGCAGGGTCCTGCCGCAGGCCTGTGCCACCAACTGCAGGGCGGTGACCTGGTCGGGATGGGTCAGGGTGTGCAGCCTGCTCCCGTCGAAGTAGGCCAGGCCCGGCTCGTCGTTGATTTGGATTATCGCTTGCATGTCGTCATCCTCTCCGGCAGACGGTGCGCCTGCCAGTAGTGCGTTTGCCTTGTCGATCACATAGTCCACGTCCAGGCCGTTGGGGGCCAGGTCGGGGCATCCGGCGTGATCGGTGCCGGGCACCTCGCGGTGCAGCCACACATTGCCGTCCAGGCCCTCATGCCACAGCCGGTCCCAGCCATACCTGCGGGCGATGTCCGCCATGAGCTCGGCCGAGGCGTCCAGGCACGCCCTGGTGCAGGGCACCCCGTCCATGCCACCCTCATGCTCAATCGAGATGGTGCTGTTGTTGGACTCCCAGTTGGCATCCGAGTAGGAGCCGTCAGTCTCGGCCACGTACTGGTGGATGGTGCCGTCCGCGCCGATGCCGTAGTGGGCCGAGGCCGTGCTGCCGGGATTGGCGAACACGGCATCGGTGCCTGCCAGGTGGCCGACCATGATGTGCAGGGTGATATGGTCCACCCCGTAGCCGTTGCGGCCCTGATAGTGGTTGGGGCTGCCAACCCATAGGACATTCATATGTCCTCCTCTCCGCCCCGGATGGGGCATGGAAAAGGCCACCCCGGGATGGGATGGCCTGATGGCGCACGTGCCGTGGTCAGTGCGTTGCCCGTTTGACGCTGACCCCGGTCACGTACCAGGTATGGTCGCCGTTGGCGGCGTCGATGAAGAGACGGAAGGCCAGGCTTGGCGTGGATTTGCTGCCCGGTGGGTTGGGGACCCATTCGTCCGGGGTCGTCCAGTCGCCCTCTATCAGGACCCAACCGCCAGATATGGGGCTGGTGGCGATATCGTCGACGAATGTCGTGCCGCCGGTGGTCCTGGTGTAGACCGTGCCCAGGCTGATGGGCTTGGTGGTCCCCGGGGCCGGGCACACCCATGCCGAGAAATGGTATGTGGTGGTGGGCCGGTAGGGGATGCGCCAGGACGAGAAGAACGTGTCCCTCCGGTTAGTGCTGCCGCAGGTGTAGTGCCCGTCGGGCAAGGGTTTGGGCGCGCCGGTGGCACCCAGGCAGACCCCCGGTGTCGCCGGCATGTCCACCATGCCCAGACTGGGATCGAAATCGGGGTTGAGGACCAGGTCTGGCACCGGACACATACCGGCAGGCCCCTGCTCGCCGCGTGGACCCTGCGCCCCGGTATCACCCTTGGGACCCTGTGGACCCTTATCACCCTTGGGACCCTGTGGACCCTTATCACCCTTGGGACCCTGTGGACCCTGCGGACCCTGTGGACCTTGAGGGCCCCTGGGACCCTCGGGGCCGGCATCACCCTTGGGACCCCGCTCGCCACGTGGACCACGGGGACCCACCGACTCGCAGGCCACCACCATGTCGCTGCCATCACACATCATGCTCCACCTCCGTCTTGCTCACCGGCTCGATGATCGTGGCCGACCCGGCCACCAGACGCACCACCATGCCATCGGGGTCACACACCACCAAGTCCCACACCCCGCTGACATGCCCCCAGGCACGGGACACCCCGGGCGGTGGGTCGATCCGAGCGACGCCATCAGCGCCAAGACTCACCCATGGGCTCAGATCGGCCACCAGGGTGCCCGATCGCCGTATCTGGCACACCGCGCTCCACCCCGACATATCCACCGGACTCGGCCCATCCTCGCCGCGCACCCGCCTCATGTACCTGACCCGGCGGGTGTTGGTCACACCGGCCACCAGGAGCAGGTCGGCCTCCAGGACCACGGCCCTGCCCAGCACGTCAGTCATCACCACCACCTTCCCCACGCCCCAGGTGGGCGCGCATGATCTCCTCGTACAAATGGGTGCCGGTCCCGTTTCCGCCCAGGGCGTGGTAGGCCCGGTAGATCTGGTCGGCCTGGTCCATGACCTCCACCGGTATCGGTGGGGGCGATGGTGCCTGCACGTAGACGCGGTGGATGGCCAGCAGCTCGGACTTGAGGATGGCCCTCATGCCTGCCTCCATGGCCTGGGCCTTGGCCCTGGTCGTCTTGGTGGCCCGCTGGCGGTACTGCATGACCCCCACCCAGATCAGGGCGGCCGCGTTGATCAGAGCCACCAGGACCCCCTCAGTCAAAGGGATTACAGGCATGAAGGGTCCTCCCTCCTTAGGCGTAGGGCCTGTCCGACCAGTCGGTGATACACCAGTTGATACGGTGCAAGCCGCCCGTGTGCGCATTGAAGCGAGCGTTGAAGCCGCCGTTATAGTCGCAGCTGATGACGTCCAGCTGGTCGCCTGAGGAGCACATGGCATAGCCGGTCATGTGCGTATCCTGCCAGCCGTGGCCGAACAGATCCTGGATGCGGGCAGGGCTGGCCAGCTGCACACCCTGACGGGAGCCTGCCGGGACATTGACCACCATGGTGCCAAACCGTTGGCGGGGCATGGTGGATACCTGGTCCTGCACGTAGCTGGCATTGCGCAAGACCCGGAAGATGGGTACTGGGGTGCCTACGCTTATGCCGTCTATCGGGATACGGTACAAGGGCATATCAGATACGCTGACGCCACTCCAGATAGGCGAGTCGTGATGGGCCGGGTCGGCGGGCGTGCCACTGGTCGGCGTGCCCTTGATGGCGATGATACGCGCCGACTCTCTACCATCGGAGGCCTTTTCGTACCGGCATACGATGAGGTCGTTGCGCTTGACTCCCTGGCCACCCGAGGTGATTGTCACCTGGGTGGGTGACTCGCAATGTACGTAGCGTCCGTTAAACATGAGTCCTCCGGCACCCAGCACGAACGTGTTGGCGCTGCTCATGGTGCCGCTCAGCTCGTCGCCGACACCACTGAGCACGTACCGGTCACCGCCGATAGCCCCTACGTTTTGAGCGCCTATCTGGGTGGCACTGACATGGGGTTTGCCCGAAAATCCAGTTACCAGCTCACAGCTCATGACCGGCCCTCCTTGCTTTTATCGTCAGCGACTGTCGGCTGGATCATCCAACGGTTGAAGTCACTGTCCTGGCTGACGGCCAGGTTGCGGTAGTCTCGGTAGCACACAGCGCACAGGAGCCGTTCGGCCTCGACCCCGTCTGATGTGTAGCGTCTGATCTGCCGCCAGTCGCTACGCCTGGGGTCGTCGCCCGTCAGATAGGCCGCTTGGTGACAGCGGTCACACTCGTAGCGGGTAATGTTCTCAGTCTTAGCCATTGTTTAATGGATCCTTTCGTAAGTCCATGCGCCCAGGGTGGGCAACTGCTGCCATATACCGCCGTATGTGGCGGCCGGGTTCGTGCCGGTGGTGTTGGTCACAATGCTGCCCACGGGGTGGGTGGCATCAAGGTTCGTAGTGGGGATGATGGCGCTGAGTGTTCCGTCAGTGCTGACGGTCACGCTACGCCCGTCGGCCTTGACCCCGCCCAAAGTGTCGGTGGTGGCCACCGGCAGCTCGTAATGGGCGGCCTGGGCCTCCCGCATGGCACGGTCGGCCGTGGTTCGCGCACCATCGGCAGCGGCTTGGGCCTGCCGGGCAGCCTCGGTCGCCCGACCCGCATCGGCCCTGGCTGCCTGGGCGTCCTGCCGGGCCTGACCGACACCGGCACTCAGGTCCGACGCGGTCCGCAACGCCTGGTCTGCCTGGTCGGCCACAGGTTTGAGCGTGGCCGGGGTGACCTGAGCGGCAAAAGTATTACCAGTCAGAGTCAGCCCATCGCCCGCATAGTAGACACGGCCTCCCGGCGTGCTCTCAGCACTACCCGACAGACCCGACGAGGACCGGTCGGCCTTGCCCGCCTCATAGTCCACGCTCATCACACCACGCGACACCTTGACGATCTTCTTGCTGATCGTGGCGTGGACGCTCAGGCCGGTGAGGTTGTCCCTGCCGGTCACCGAGTCGTCGATATCGTAGGATTGGCCGTCGCGCACCACCACCCTGACCTCGCCCTGGCCCTGCAGCTCCCTGAGCTTGTCACGGGTCTTCTCGGCCAGCTCCTCCGCCTTGGCATTGGAATAGTCATAGATGGCCACCACCTCATCCACCCCAGTCAGAGACTGGGTCTGAGAGACCTGACCATTCTTATCCGCATACCAATCCGACCGGGCACGATCACGCAGCTCACCCTCGCCAAGCCCTATCAGATGATTGACCGGACGCCAATTGCGCTCACTCTCGAAATCAAGCCGGTCGGAGTCGACCGCATCCGCATAGTCGGCCACCTTGCGGGCACTCAGCCATGTGATACCATCACGCCGCTCGACATGCAGCTTGCCACCACACGTCGAGAGCATCTTGCGCACTCCCGCATACAGGTCCGTATACCGGTCAAACTGATAGGCGGAGACCCGCAGCCCGCTGTCAGCCGCCTCGGCCCGCATCAGGCCGTCAAGGCCCACCCGGGCCAGCAGACGGGCCAGGACCCGGTTCGCGTCCCCGGACTCGACGAGATAATCCTTACCTGGGTCAGGACACAGGATGCGCTCAGCCAGCAGGCCCGTCCACGTAGGACCCTTATAGGTCAGCACCGTCGCATCCCCACTCTTGGCGGTCTCCACCCGGGAGACCAAGCCCCCATACTCGGTGCCGTCCATATACACCAGACAATCCTTGGACAGACGAGGCCCGGACGGGAAGGTCAACGTGAAATCATTCTCATCGGCCCCATAGGCCAGGTCCAGGTCATAGTCCTCCAACGCGCCCAGGTCACACCCCGAAGGGTCGGTCACTATCAGATCCATGGCGGCGCGCTCCTCTCCTCGTATACCGTCAGATCGAACCCGAAGTTCTGCGGCCAGCTCACCTCACTGGACCCCGGAGGCACCGGCTGGAAGATGTACTCGCCACGGTCCCTGCCACCGCCACGATGGCCCGCGGCGAAGCAATCCGTCCTATCACCATCGGGACCGGTCAGCACGATGCTGCGCCCCACCCCATCCACCGTCAGATAGCCGCCCGCCGGCACACCCACATCCACCTGATAGCGGTTGACCCCGATCATGACGTACGGATTGATGGCCGGCCCATAGACCACCAGCCTGACCGGAGAGGACACCAGGGAGTGATTCCTCGCCCAGGAGACGAGACTCCCCGGCGCATAGTCGTACGGGTAGTCATAGGGATAATCCAGATACTGCGCGCCCGGTATGAGAGCCGGGTTGTATGCGGTGGTCGTGCCCCTGCGCCACACACCATCCAGGAGGACTACCGTGATGGTGGATTGGATGATAGTGGGCAGTATTTCCTGCGGTTCGCTTTTGACCACGATCGCGCGACAGGACCACTCATGCTTATATATAAGCAGTCCAGGCTTGTTGGAGGCCACGTCAGCATCAAACAGGCACTCAGCACGGTCTAAGTCAGCTCGTTCAAGAGCCGTGAGGGTGCAGGTGGCTTCCCTTGCCTCGCGTGTCAGGCCGCTCAGAGAGCGCAATCCTATGCTGTATGTCCATTGCCTGGACCTCAGGCCGTTCGCGGTCCCCACATGTAGACTGCCGGCATCCAGATGCACATCCTCCCGGACGTTGGTTCCTGGACGGTAGATCAGGTCGTCAGACATATTTTCTTACCAACCTTCCCAGGTCACGGTCGCTGATCCCCTCGGGTATCGCATCGGAAAGGATCAGTGGCAAAGCCGCCTGCAGGTCCCGTATGGCCCTGACCACTTCCTTGTCCGCCTTCACTCCATCCGCGGGTGGGAGCGGGCTGTAACCATGCGTCAAGTCCCTCGAACCGTCACGCAGAGCCATGGCATCTGCTGCCGGGGCACGCGAGACCGACTTTCTGGCATCCAGCCCGTAGACCCCGATGCCCGAGGAGAGCTGCCTGCTGGCCTGGTCCATGAGCGCACCCACGCTGGAAACCAGTCCCCCACTGCGCTCGTCAATGCCCTGGGAGAGTCCGTCGACGATGGCGCGACCGGAATACAGGGTCCAACCATGTCCGCTGAATGGTCCCTCCTTGGCTGGCGAGTGGGGCAGGAAGCTGGAGATCTTGTCCATGACACTGCTTATGGCCTTGCCTGCATTGTCGATCATGCCCATGATGCCGTCGATGAGGCCTTGGACAATGGCCCTGCCGGAGTCCTTGAGCCAGTCCTTGGCACCGGAGAAGTATCCGCCGATCTTGTCCTTGATGCCCTTGATGGTGTCCAGCACGTTGTTCACGCCGTTGGAGGCCGCGTTCTTCAGACCGTCCCAGATGGACGCGAAGAAGGATCCCAGTCCGTTCCACACACTGTTCCATACGTTGCCGATGATGCCGAGTGCGCCCTGTATGGCGGCACTGATGGCGTTGAGGGAACCAGACAGGAAGCTGGTTATCGCCTGCCAGACACCGGAGAATACCTCCTTGATGCCCTGCCAGGCCAGGCCCCAGTTGCCCGTGAACACGCCGGTGAGGTAATCGACCACTCCCTGGAGTATCTGGACCACTCCCTGGATGATGCCGCCGATGGCCTGGATGACGGGCGTAAGCACCGCAACGACCGTGTTGATGACCTGGGTGATGACCGGCATCATGGCCGTGATGGCCGACACGATGGCCGTGATGACCGGTATCAGGGCTGAGACGACCGTGCTGATGAGGTTGGCGATGATGGGCAGCACGGTGGAGGCGATCATGCCGACCAGGCCCGTGATGACCGGCATGACCGCCAGTATCCCCGTCATAACCACATTTATGACGGGTGCGAGGGCTTGGAGTATCTGCGCCCCGAGCTGTATCAATGTGGACCCCAGCTGCATGATCGGCGGAAGTATCTGCTGGAAGGTCTGGGAAAGGGTCGTCAGCAGTTGGCTGATGGCTGGCATGCTGGCCTGGAAGGCCTGCCCCCACGCATTGACAAGTCCACCGATGGCAGCTCCAAGGTCAGCCAGCGGCCCCTTGACGTTGGTCAGCGAGGTCACCAGGCTGTCGAGCAGCACGGAGACGATGGGCATGATGGCCTCGAAGGCGGGGCCGATCACGTCGGCCAGGCCCTTGATGGCCGGAGCCGCCACATGCGCCACGGACGAGAGGGCAGAGCCCAGCGAATCCATGAGAGACCCCAGGGCCGGCAGCACGGAATCCCATGCACCCTGCACGCCGTCCCATGCTTTGGACAGGAACCCTGTGAACGAGGACCAGGCAGCCTTGCCGGCGTCCGTCTGAGTGAAAAACAGAGCCAATCCGGCGGCGACCGCCGCTATGGCTCCAGCGACAAGACCCCACGGACCCAGTTTCAAAGCCTTGGACAACCCAGCGATACCGCCACCTGCCCGCCCGGCTGAGGATGCGAGGCCGGATATTGATCCGGCGGCCTTCCCCAGTGCGGATACGGTGCCGCCCACGTCGTCTCCCAGTATCTTGACATCGGCGCTGAACGTGGAAAGCAGACCGATAAGCCCAGAACCCTCTCCGAGATCTAGCTTTACATTGCCTATCACCCCGGCCAGGTCCGAGAGTCCATTGACAGCGCCGGTGATGCCCTGGGCAGCCTTGAGCGCCGTGTAGCCGGCAGCGATGGCTCCCAATCCGGCGGATACTCCGCCTGCGTGGTCGAGGACCCATTGCAGGCCGTCGGATACGGTCTTGATGGCCGATGCCACCCCGTCAGGCGGCTGGACCTTCACCCAGTCGACGGCCTTGTTCTTCAGGCCGTCAATGGTGCCTGAAAGGACCGACCAGGCATTGCGGAAGCCGTCCAGGGCGTGGGTGTCGTCGAGCTTCTGGTCGAGCTGTCCCAGCCACCCCTTGGCGAAGGTGACCGTGGAGGCGGCCGAGTCGCCGATCACGTTGAAGGACGAGGAGAACGAATTGACCGCCTTGGCGATGTTCTCGCCGCCGAACGCGTCGATGACCTTGGCGACGTTGTTCTTGAGCCTGGTCTGCAGGTTCTCGAAACTGGTGGCGATGCCGTTGGTGGAGTCACGGGCCTGCTGCTCGAAGCTGGCGAAGCCGTTCGCGCCCTCCTTGTCCAGATGGATGATGGCATCGTTGAACGCGTCGAAGCTGATCGTCCCTGACTTCATGGCCTTGTAGAGGTCCATGGCACCGGCCTTGGGGCCGATCATCGCTTTGGCTACCTGGTCGAGCTGGCCTGGCATGGCCGCCTGGACCGAGCGCCAGGCCGCCAGGTCGGGCTTGCCCGCCGCGAGCATCTGGTTGTATTGCTCCAGGGCGTTGGCCTGCAGGGTGGTGCTCTTGCCACCGGCCAGGAGCGCGTCGTTGAGGGCCAAGGATATGTCGGTGGCCCTGGACAGGGACCCGGTGACCGGGGCGAGCTGCTGGACCATGCCGGTCATGGCGTTGAGGCTGGTGGGCAGCCCCTGGAGCTTGTCGCTCATGCGCTTGACCTGCTCGGACGCCTCCTGGGAGGAGTAGCCCAGGTTCCGCATGACCTTGGGGAAGTTGTTCATGGTGTCCACACGGGACACCGCGCCGCCGATGCTGGAGCTGATCAGGTCCATGGCCTTACTGGTGACCGCTGAGGCCGCACCGATGATGCCTCCCTGGGACAGCAGACCGGAGGCGAAGCCCTTGCCGGCCCTGGCCCCACCAGCGTTGCCGGCCGAGCCGAAGGCATCCGAGATGGCCCGGCCCACGCCCTGCATGGAGGGGACTATCTGCACGTAGGCGTTGGCGAGTGTTGCCATGGCTTTCTCCTTGCTCTGGGTGTGGGCCGTCAGCCTCTGGGCAGTGCGAGCATGGCCAGCATCCGCTCCGGCTCCATGCTTTGGATGTCGTCGTCCGGCCTGTCTCCCGGGCGTGGCGTGGCACCTTCCCACCTGGCGTTGGGCCGTTGGGATTCCTTGGTCTTGGTCCAGGCCAGGAAGCCCACGGAGTCGGCGATGTTGGCGAGCAGGTGTCGGTCCGCCCCCCAGGAGGCCTTGGGGTCGATTCGTCCCCAGGTGAGTGCCTGGTCGGGGAGATTGGCCGCCAGGTCGGCGGCCCTCCGTGGGCGGATCGATACGCCCAGCTCGTCGAGGTCAAGCGTGTAGAAGCGCTGGAAGTCCGCCCGCAGCGAGTCAGGCGCTTGGGCCATCATCGCGGCGAGCGTCAGGAGTTTGGGGCCAGCTCCCCGAATACCTCATTGATGAACTCACCGACCCTCTCCATGGGAATGCGTCCGCTCTGGGGGTCGCGCAGGACGTTCTTGGCCTTGCCGTAGGCCGACCCGCACAGCTTGCGGAGGAAGGGCACGATGTTGAGCGCGCCGCTGCCCTGGCCGTCCTCCTGCTGTGAGTGCTCGATCTCGTAGAGGTACTCGGTCATGTCAAGGTCGTCGAAGATGGCCGGGTCGATGGTCAGGTCGACACCCATGGCGGTGATGTCCTTGGTCTGGTCCTTGGGCTGCTTGTGGTCCTGTGGCTTGGTGGCTGCCATGATGATGCTCCTTAGTTCTTGGCCGACTTGGTGGCGGGTGCTGATGCGGCGATGGTGGCGATGTACTCCATGGAGCTGCCGTCCTCAATCTGGTCGCTGGGGTTGGCGGAGATGGTCACGTCGTATCCGATGGCATCCGAGGCCGAGTAGGTGATGTCGCCGGCCTCGGAAAGGGTGCCGTCGGCGATGACGATGCGCTTGACCCTCCTGCCTGTCAGCACGATCTCCAGCACATAGACATGGGGGTCGGCGCTGGGGGCGGTGTGCTTGACCTTGATCTTGTCGCCATCCACGGTCACGTTGCCATCGCCGTAGCGGACCTTGAGGGTCTCGCCGTTGGTCTCCAGCAGCACGAACTGGTAGGTCTCGCCGTAGGAGGAGATCTCCTTGACGACGGTCCCGCCGCCCATCTCCTTGACCTCGGTGGTGTCGGTGTCTGTGGCGTTGGTGATGCCATCCTCGGCGACGAAGCCCAGGCTGGTGAAGTCGTCGCTCAGCGGCGTGGTCGCATCGGTGGGGACCTTGGTCCCCGCCGGTGCCCGGTAGATGACTCCGGCGACCATGGGCTTGCCCAGGCTCACATTGTTCTTGTTGTTCTTTCCCTTGGCCATTGCTCGGCCTCCTTGCGTTTGTTTCGGATATGGAAAAGCCGCCCTTTCAGGCGGCTGCGGTGACGTGTGCGCTGATTTGGTAGCGGTGGCGGAACGGCGGACCGGGGTCCGGCATGTTGGCGATGCCCAGGATCTCGACCGAGCCGACCTCGTCGACCTGCCACATGTCCAACAGGACCGGGGCCACGACCTCGTTGGCCAGGCGCGAGGCCTTGGCCCTGGAGGTGTCCCAGACCTGCACGGCCAGGGTCGCGGTGGCCAGGTGATGCTCCAGCGTGGCTCCGGTCTGCTCCACGGTTACGAAGCGGTCCCGGCGCGGCTCCCCGACACTCAGCGAGACTGGTATGCCCTGAAGCTCATCGGCATGGGAGAGCCAGTCGACGGCCATGATCTCGATATCGGCCATCAGTCGGTGCCTCCCATGCCCTTCAGGAGCGTGTTGCGGCTGGCGTTGTCGACCCTGGCCTCGTAGTTGCCGGTATGCACCAGGGCGATCGAGCCGTAACCGCTCGGCTGGGCCGGGACCGCCTCGTAGACGGCCTTCTCCTTGCCTTTGAGCCTTTCGCACCGTGCCGCCCACGCCTGGGCCTGCCGGTTGAGCTCGGCCTGGACCGTGGGATCCCGGCGGTATTCGCGGAACCCCTTGTTACTGATCTTGACCCTGGTCATCCCTGGTCTCCTTGCACTTGGACCACGAGGTTCCACCTGGTGGGGCTGGTGCCGGGCCGATACGGCCTGGGGTCGCCGACCACGGTGTACTCATGGCCGCCTATGGTCACCCTCGCCCCCTTGAGGCTCCTATAGGGCCATTGGCGGGGCATGTAGAGCGTGTAGGCGACCTGCACGCCGTCCGGGTCGGTGGACTCGTCGCTGTTGGATTGCGATCCTGGCGCTATGAGCACATGGCCCACACTCTCCGGGGCGTCGTCCTGCCAGATGGTGTCATGACCATCGTCCTGTCCATGGGGGCTGCGGGTGGTGATGGTGATGGTCTCTCCGGTCAGCCGGTCCATGGCCCCACCACCGTCCCGGACTCCACGCTGATGCTGAAGGCTCGTTGCCTGCCCTGTCCCAGCCTGGCCTTCTCCGACTTGGTCAGATACAGGTCGCCGGTTGGGTTGGAGTAGGTCCAGCTCTGGCTGAATGGACCAGCATTCTCCTGTCTGGCAGACAGTCCTGCCGAGTCCTCTCCCGCTATCATGGCCCTCTTGACCATTGAGCAGGCGATGGATCTCCGTGTCTCTTCGGAGGCCTCGGCCCATCCGGGACAGGTGTCCCGGATGAGCTGCGAGGCATCCTCCAGCAGCGTGTCTGCCAGGGTTGCATCCATCATGTTGGGCCAGCGGTCCTTCAGGTCAGAGGAGGAGGCGAATGCTGTGCGATCCTCCGCCATGTCACTTACCTGACTTGGGAGCCTGAGGTCCAGCCACGGTCAGGACGGCGTGGGCACGCTCGTTGCCATACTCCAGACCGATCTCGCCGTACAGCTGCACCTTGTCGGAGGCACCGGTCTTGGCCAGGGGTTCGGCGAAGAAGTGGCCCTTGCCGGGGATCTCCAGGAAGACGGGCGAAAGCTGCTCCATGGAGCAGACGATCAGCTTGTCCTTGGGCACGTTGCGGTCCAGCATGATGTTCAGGCTGCCGAAGTCCGTGACGATGGTATGAAGGTCCACGCCACCGACATTGCGGGTGCCCTCCTCGTACTTGGCGTCCGTGATGAAGGCGCGGGTCAGGGCACGCTTGAGGGTGCTGTTGACAATGATGGTGCGGGTCTCCGACTCCTGGAGGCCGCCGTTGTCCCAGGCCTTCTGGACGAGGTCCAGCACGGTGTCCGCATCCAGGGTGGCGGCGGTCTTGGTGGTGGTCATCGTGTTGGTGACGATGGCCTCCAGCAGGCCCTTGGTGCGCCGGGGAGCGGTGTTGTCCGACGGGTTGTTGAAGGTGCCCGTGATGAAGGACTTCTCCACGTCGCGGGCGATCTGCTTGAGCTGGGCAGAGATCTGGTATGCCATCTCGCTGGCGGGGATGGTGATGTTGCCGATCGTGACCATGGCGTCGCCGTCGGTGGTCAGCAGTCCGGTGGATGCCTGGCGCGTGTAGCTCAGCTCCACGGCCTCCTGGTGGATCTCGACCACGTTGCGGTCCTTGTAGCGCTTGCGCAGCTCGCTGTCGGGGGCGTTGGCACCCTCCAGGCGCTGCCTGTTGTCCTCGGCGTCGCGCAGGTCGTCGCCCTGCCACTCGAAGAGAGGGGCGGTCACGGCCTTGCCTCCGGTCAGGCCGCCGATGGCGGACAGCAGGGGCGTGTCCTCGGGGGTTGCCGAGAACAGCTCTCCCGTGTAGTTGGGCAGATTGTATGTGGTTCCTTGTCCGACGATTCCTGGCATTGTTTTCTCCTATCGTTTGTTGGTGGAGGCCTGGCCGAGCTGCATGGCCTTGAGGACCATGGCGGTCTCGCGGTCGTTGTTCTTCTCGGCCTGGGCGATCTGCTCGCTCAGGGGCACGCTGCCGTGCTTGCCGGGCGTGATGCCCACGCTTGGCGCGTATCCGGCAAAAGGACCGGTTTCGGCCTCCTGGTCGTTGTCATGGTTTGGTAGGTACTGCTTGAGGGAGTCGGCGTGCGCCTGGATCTCCTCAAGGGTCGAGCCACGCAGCAGCTCGGCGGGGACTCCGGTGTCCTTGGACACCTGGGCCCTCCACTCGCCCTGCTGTTTCTCCGTCTCATACTGGGCGACCTTGGCCTCCAGCTCCTTGGTGTGCTTGGCGGCCTTCTCCTGCTCGGTGAGCTGGGACTCCTTGAGCTTGGCGAGCTCCTCGGCGGCCTTCTTGTTCTCCTTGGCTCGGTTCTCCCATTTGCGGGCCTCGGCCTTGATCTTGTCCAGCTGCTCCTGCAGGTCCGTCTCCTTGGCTTCGGCGGTGCCGTGCGGCTCCTCCTTGGCTTCGGTGCCGTCCTGCTTGGGCGGGGTCGATTGGGGCTGTTCGCCCGAGCCGTCGGTCTCCGTTCCTTCCCGGACTATGGTCCTGATCCAGGGGCGGATGCCGGTGTGGGTGAGATGGTTATTCATGGTTCCTCCGTTTCGCCCGTGCGGGCATAAAAAAAAACCACCCGTGCGGGTGGTCAGGGAAATTCATTGCGGCACATCATCGTGCCAGAAAATTAAAAAGCCGTCGGTCATTCCCCAGAACCTTGCCCTTGCGGACTATGGGGGTAACGGGAGCCCCGACGACTTGTCGTCCATCCTAGTCGCGCTGGAGCAGTTTTACAAGCTTGCCATCCTCGATAATCATGATCTGGCGTAACCTCCCCTCGACCCTGGCGAGTCGGTGCTTGCAATCATTGATGACCGTTTCCGTCTCGATGGGGCATGATGTGAGGTCGACGACCACGTTCGGGCTCTGCCTGCCGGCTTTTCTCAGGATGTTGTTGATGGTGTTCTTGCCTGATCCGCGCGGCGTCTTCAGCTCCCAGGTCTCGCCGTCGAGGGTGAAGTCGGGGTTGCGCCTACGCATCTCGTTGACCACCGGGTTGGCGGTGACATGGTATCCCATGGCTGCCAGCTGCTCGGCGGCACGTCTTTCCACGGCGTTGAGCGATGCCCCATCGGGGACATGCAGCGAGCCCTTGGCGGCCGGTTTCACGTCCGCCTTGGCAATGGCCTGTGTGCGAACATTCAGCCCGTCCTTGTAGCGGTCGGGGTAGAGGATGCGCAGCTGGCGGGCCACCTCCCTGTCGGAAGCGCCTGGCCCTCCGGCCGCGTCGAAGGCGGCCTGGTAGCGCTGGTACATGGCCTCGGGGTCATAGCCTTCGACATGGGCCCTTTCGCGGTCCCATTCGGGCACGGCCTGGCAGTCGCACCGGTCGTGGTAGAGACGGCCCGAACCGTGGCGTTCAAGGGCTGTGGTCTTGGAGTGGTAGACGAAGCCGCGTGAGCACATAATCTCGCACCAGGCGCAGGTCCTGGCACCGGTGGGTACCCTGGCGAAGCGAGGCTTGGCCGGGTCGTGCATCACGTTCAGGCCGATGGTCTCCCGGCCTGAGTACGCCACCCAGCGCTGCAGGGCACCCTCGAGCCAGGAGGCGAACTCGTCGTCCCCGCCATCGGCGAACAGGTCCTTGGCTCCATACCGCAGGCGCTCCTGGATTGCCTCGCCAGGGAAGGGGTCGGCGGTCAGAGCCTCGTAGTCGCCTGGCACCTGTTTGGCTCGGGTCTCCTCGTACCATTGGGCGGCTGCGGTGGCGGCTATGTCGCCGTACTTAGCCGCCAGTTGGGGGATGCGGTCCAGGAGTATGTCACGCTGCCATTCCGGGCCCATTCCCTTGAGGCCCTTCAGCAGGCTTTTCATCTCCGCTGTCGCCAGGGCCACGGTCCTCTGCTGGGCCTTGCTCAGCCTGGTCACGTCCGCTCTGGTCGTCATCGCCTTGGCCTCCGCTCAGTCTGCCCAACACCGTGTCCAGCTGGTCCTTGGCCTCGTTCCTGCGCCTCTCAGAGAGCAGACGGCTGATCTGCTCGTCGTTGAAGCCGACCTGCTCCAGGGCCACCACGGTGTCCGCCATCCACGGGAAGGCGCTAATCAGCTTGATCATCGCATCCCCAGCGTCGATGACGCTCGGCATGGCCGGGTTGCGCCACTTGACCTCCAGGCTCCTCAGCTCGTCCGTTGGCTCGGCCAGGCCGTCCCTCAGCATCACCATGTCCTGGGCGATGCGCTTGAGGGCAGACCCATAGGATCGGTTGGCCGCCGAGCAGTCCACCACCAGGTCCTTCTGGGCCGCCATCATCGCCTCGGCGCTCTGCGAGTTCTCCGCCACGATGCCCAGGGAGGACACCGGCACGTTGGTCTCGCCGGCGAACCGGGCCGCGAGCTGCTGCAGCTGCATGATGTGGGGCTGGACGCTCTGCTGGCCTATCTGCTGGAGGGAGGGCACGTCGCCCTCGTCGTCCTTGCTCACGGCGTTGATGCGGCCCAGCACCATCTCCCACATGGGAATGGGATTGCCCTGGTCGTCCGTGAAGCTTTCCGGGTCCGCCCCCATCAGGAAGAGCTGGGGGGCTGAGTAGAACTCGGCGCTCACCTCGGTGCGCAGCACGGTCCTCATGGCGTCGTCCGTGATGCTCATGACAGCACGGGAGACCACGGACCTGCCGAACGGTCGGTCTATCTCCGGCCGGTAGGTCAAGGACTCGACCGGAACACGGCCAAGGCCGTGCCTGGTGGCGGATTCCACATACCAGCCGGTGCCCTTGCGGCAGGTGACGATCTCCTCAGGGGTGAACACGGTGATCATGGTGGGGGTACCGTAGGAGTCCACGTCGTTGACGACCATGGCACCCTTGAGGGCCCTGCGCCTGAAATCCCACAGGGCGCTGGACCATTCAGCCGAATGCGGCATGACCAGCACCGGCGGCTCCCCGGAACGCTCGTCGCCACGGGTGACCGATAGGAAGGAGACGCTGTGGATCATGCTGGAGCGGATGGCCTGAGGAATCTCCACGTCGAAGCGGTTGTCGGCCATCAGGCCGGACAGGTCGAAGGGGTCCTGCGGCATGGTTCGGCTCACGAAACCGTCGAACATGCACCGTTCGGCATGGGCGCTCACGGCCTTGTCTGGCCAGCCCACGATCTCCTCCATGTCTCGCATGGAGGGCGGGATGCTGAAACCCACATGGTCCAGGCGGTGCTTGCCGTCCACATAGGCCGAGCGCAGCAGATTGCGCGAGCGTTTGCGGTTCCAGATGACCACCAGCTGGGCCAGCAGGTCGTAGGTGTCCTCGTCTATGCCCTGGATGTGCTCTGGCAGGTTGAATCCCAGGCCGGAGCGGCGGTAGTCGCCCATCAGCACGTCGCTCATGCCAGCCTCACCATCCTTTGCTTTCGTCCCGGGTGCCGTCTGCTGGTCCTTGCCGCCCAATAGGCGTAGGCCACGGTCTCCACGGGTGTAGTGTCTATGTTCTCGGCGCTGGACTCGTAGCCGAATCCGCCATCGCTGCCTATGCGCCGGTGCTTGGCATGGGCCACGGCGTTATCCAAAGCATCCTGGCGGATGCGGGTGAATGATTGCTCGTTGATGCCCTGCTCGAACATGCTTGTGGCGTCCACCATCTGGCCGCTGCCCGGGGTTCGGATGACCCGTTTGCTGACCCCGGCGTCGACCAGCTGGTTGACCAGGGTGGAGGAGCCGACCCTGCCGTCTATGACGATGGCCAGGCCCATGCGCCAGCGCTCCAGGCCGTCAGGACCCTGTGCGGTCAGCCAGTCGGCCAGCCATTGGGTTCCATAGCTCATGGGCTTGTACTCCAGCAGCTCCACATGGGGCTTCATGCCGGTGCCCCTGTCCGGCCTTCGGCAGGCGGCAAGGCTCACGTTCCTGCCGTCGGGGCTGAACTTGACCGCATAGGCCACCGGCCCCTCGGTCGCAGGCTCCTCGGTCAGGCAGGCCTTCCAGGCCGCCAGGTCGATGTCCGTGTCGGAATCGGCCTCGTCGTTCCACCAGCCAAGCCGTTCGCGGGCGAAGCCGTCCGGACTCATCTTCTGCAGCTCGGACTCGACCACGGAGGCTATCAGGCGCGTGCCCAGCGAGGGGTTGGTGTCGGCCCAACGCTTGCGGTCGGACACATCCCCTATCTCGCCCACGCCCCACTCGAACCAGCACAGTCTCTTGGACTTGCCACTGTGGGCGTTCCTGCGGATGCGGTCGAACACCGTTCCAGGGGACGAGGGAGGGGTGGGCGTGCCCGCGTAGATGGTCATGGGGTTGCCGCTGGGCGCGGAGCTGATGGCCGGCTGTATGGCCTCCATCTGTTCGTCGGTCAGCTCCTGGGCCTCGTCACACACCAGAATGTCGGCGGTGTAACCACGACCCGAACTCTTGGAGCGGGCGATGAACTCTATGCTCCCGCCGTTCTTGAGGACGATGGCCTCCTGGCCGTTCGTGTTGCGGATGTAGGCCACCAGGTCGGACAGTTCGGGATACTTCGCGTTCTCGAAGTAAGCCTTCATGCGGATGAAATGCTTGCGGCAGGTCTTGACCTCGTGGGCCGTGTGCAGGACCTTCATGCCCAGCACGGCGGTCACATGCAGCTCGAAGATCTCCGTGACCGCGTTCTTGCCGTTCTGCCGCGGCACTGCCAGGCCACAGTCCGAGGCCGACCACAGGCCGTTGCGGGCCACGCCCAGCCAGCCCTCGACAACCGTCCTCTGCCACCGGTCCGGCACCATGCCATAGCCGGCGGCCAGGTCGCACGCATCCACGCCCTCGGAACGGGCGTGGCGCGGCACCACGCTGAAGCTAGGTTCCTGTCTTCCTTTGAGCCTTGCCACCATTGACCAGCCTCAACTCCCTGCGCCTCATCGCCTTTTGCAGGGGTGTCTGCGCACCCCCGGCATTGTCCTTTTCGGCCTTTGTCTGACTCACCGGAGATGCGGCCAGGGCCTTGCGCAGCGCCCGTATCTCGGCACTGGCCTGCTTCATGGTCGCTATCTGCGGCATGGGCTTGAGGTCGCCCTTCTCGTTCTCGTAGGCGACCTGGGTGGATCCACCTGCATTGATCTCCTTCATGCATTGGTCAAGGACCGCATACCAGGAGCACAGAGTCATCAGGTCGGGGATGTCGGACTCACCGTAGTCATGGTCCGCGGTCAACTCGTCCCACTTGCGCGACTGGAACTCGTCGGAGGCTATGGACGGCGGTTTGTCAAGCAGAACAGCCACCTCCTCGACACCTCTGGTCGGCTTTGCGGATAAAAAACGAACATCGGGGGGATACAGGCACTATGCCCCGGGGGTGCTGGGAACCGGGGGGTAGGGGGACCCGCCCCCCCCATAATGCCGGTCACCATGGCTGCGACAGCGGTATTGATTGGGTCAATGTCGCAGTTTTGGCTTGTTTCAGCGGCCTGTTGCCTCTTGACTCATTGCACCGAAGGTGCATGAGCCGACAGTTATCGAGCTTGAATGCGCTGCCGCCTTTGCTGATGGGCACGATCTCATCAATGCTCGCGCTCCTTGGGTCAGGATGCTTGATGCTGAGGTCGATGGCTTGTCCGCATGCTGGGCAGATTGGATGTCCGCCGCTTAAAGCTATGAGCCTTTGCTTGATCTTGGCTCGGGCGGCTCCATTGCTGCGCCTAGGGTTTACTGTGCCTGCTGGTCTTGCCATGTGGAGGTGGGTGGGATCTGGGTGATTGCGGTCCATGCATTTTGCGGATAGGCCGCTATGGTGCGGAAGTGGCGGCCCCAGAGGGTGAGGGTGCCGGTCTTCTTGTCGATCCGGTAGCCCTTGGCGGTGGGTAGCTCGGTGGGGGCTTGGTTGGGGTGGGATACGTAGTACATGGGACCCTCCTGGTGTTTTGTGTGGGACTGCCCGGCTCGCGTCCATGGTGGTCTGAGCGTGGATGGCGTGGCCGGGCAAGAGGGATGCCCGCAGCGAAAGTCGAGTGAAAGACTGCGGGCAAGGATTACTGACGGTGCCGGCTGACGAGGACCGGCAGGGTCCGAAGCAGATACGGCGAAGGCCCCCGGAGTTGTTCTCTCGGAGGCCTTCACTAATGACATAGTCATCATAGCACACTGCGGCTTCAACCTACAAATCATTGGGTTTTGCTCTGGGCCAATTCGACCAGCTCACCCACCAGCAACTCGTAGTATCCTCCCTCCAGCCTCTCAGCATGAAGCTTGCCTCGCAGTAGCCAGTTGGTCACATCCTTGCGCGTGACCTTGATGCCGGTGTGCCTGGTGACCCATTCCGCGGCTCCCTTGGGTGTCTGCGTGGTGTGCATCCGCTCCCACTGCTCACGGGTCTCCTGCCGCATGCTGTCGAGGTCGAGCCAATGCCCGCATTTGCAGACGGCCCCGTGCTCGTCCGTGTCGGCGGTCACGTCATGCCCGCAATTAAGGCAGCGGCCCACGAAGGGCTTGACCCGTTTGCGCTCGGTCCGCTCTTCGATCCGCTGGTTGAGATGCACGATGGTGCGGTAGGACTCCCCCGCGCTCGCCACCTGGCACAGCTGGGCCATCCTGCCGAGCATGGCCGGTATCAGCTTGCCCCATGCGGCCCATAGGTTGATGGTGGCGGCTATGTCGTAGACCCTGCGCTGGATCTCGTCCTCCAGGTCTCCGGCCCCAAGGTCGATACCGGCGGGTGCAAAGCCGTCGCCGGACCCTCCACCTTCGCCCAGCTTGTACTTGCGCAACTTTTTCGACTCCAGCTTGCGCAGGTTGATTCTCAGGTCGTGCAGCTGTCTGGCGTACTCCTTGCGGCACTTGTGGCATATGTGCCAGCCTGGGTTGAGCTCGGCACCGCAGGTCTGGCAGTTGCTTGTCTCTCTCGCCATCTAGGCGCATCCCTCCTCGTCAGCCTCGGTGTAGTACACGTACTCCAGGTCGGAGTCGTCCAGCAGCCGGGTCAGCTCACTGGTCCAGTCGGCCACCGGGATACGGCTGAGCTCCCCGCAGGACAAGTCACCATTGCCGATGAGCATGTAGGCCAGGGCGAAGTCCTTGGGTGCTCCCGACTGCTCCATGGCCTGGTCCCATTGGTCCACGGTCACGGCACCGTAGTCGCCGAGCCTGTAGATGCCCTCTCCGGGCCTGAAACCGTCCGACCGGCACTCGGGTAGGAGTCGGTCGTCAACGGCTTTGTAGAGGCCCTCTATGTGCCTCTCAGAGACTCTTCCGCGCCCAGCCTTGGCCAGCACCGCCACAGTCAGCAGCGAGCAGGCTGGTATGGTGAGCACGCCCAGCAGATACCCGAACCAACATCTCATGACTCCTCCTTGCTGATTACCGCCCGTATCTCGTCCTCGCTGGCGCTGACCAGCGGGGCAATCTCCTCGACCGTGTAGCCGGCGGAGTGCCACCGGCGGATACGCTCCTGCAACGTCTTGCTCACTGTCCTGCCTCCCGTCCCAGTACGTCTGCGAGGCTCCCGGCCCCGGCTCGTGTTTGTCCCCTACCGATGAAGTGGTGGACGACGGGCTTGCGCGGCTTGGCCGGTGCCGGCTCGATGGACAGGGTGCTGGCGGCCTCCACCGCCAGCATTGCCGCCTGCTCCACGCTCATGCCCCGCTTGATGGAGGAGATCAGCGTCCTGCGGTAGGCCAGGTATCTGCCGCACTCCCCCAGGTCAAGACCCGATCGGTCCATGAGCCTGCCTATCTCGGCCTCTGAGGGTATGCGTTCGGCATGCATACTGCGGACCATGGCGTTCACGTCAGCCGCCCCCATCCACCTGCCCGAAACGCTCGAGTAGAAGCGTCGGACCGCCTCGATGGCCTCCTGGAAGGTGATGGACGGGTTGAGTTCGCTGTGGAAGTTCTGGGCCTCGAAGTCATCGAACGGGGCGTTGCCGTGATGGCTGCGGATGTTGGCGAACACCAGCGTGGCCTCCGATAGCTTCATGATCCGATCTCCTTCCTCGCTGCTTGCTCCTCTGCCCGCTCCAGCGCCAGCGCCCTTTCGACGACCTTCCGGTTGTGGTCCAGGTTCTGCTGACTGCGGCTCGGTCCCGGTCCTCCCCCGCCGCCGGCCCTGCGCTCAGGTAAGGGCGGGTTGGACCAGCAGTCACCCCGCAGCCAATTCGCCATGCTCTTGACGTAGGTCAGGTCAGAGGGCAGGTTGGGGTCAGTCGCGTACTTCTGAACACCTGCGTAGATGACCGCGAACGAGGTGCGTCGCTTGGCAGCCTTGAAGGCTTTGAACGCTTCCCGCTTGTCGGTCTTCTTCGGGTAGGCCGTCCAGCACTGCTCGAACTCCTGGGTGTACTCGTCGAACTCACCGCCCCCTGGGGGGCTATAGGGGGATTCATCTTTAGATGAATCTTCTTGTGTTCTTGTGTTCTTGTGTTTAGTCCGATTCAGTTCACTTTCATCCGGATGAATGTCGGATGAAAGTGAACTGAATCGGCGTTTTCTGTAGTTTTTAGAACTTTGCTCGCGTTTCTTCTCCACTTGAGCGCGCCGACTGTTGTGTTCGGTGTAGTCATGGATGACATAACCGCCGTTGCCGTCAGGCTCCAGCATGTCTACCGCACACAAGGCATCAATCTCCTCGTCGCCGATGCCGAGCACATAGTGCAGGTCACGGTCACTGATCCGACCATCGGTGAGATTGTCCGAACAATACGTGACCGCGAAAACGAACGCGCCCAAAGCCGACGGGCAGATGGACCTGAGTTCACGAGCCTTGCCGTTGAGGTAGAAGTCGTTCTTGAACTTCGCATATCCACGCCTAGCCATCGTTATCTCCTCTCTCTGGAAGCCATATCCATCCACTATGCTCACTGGCCGATGGGTACCTTCCAGGATCATGGGATCTGGGCAAGAAACGGGTTGCAACCAGGTAAAACCTCATCTTTTGCCTCCGATCCATGCGATGCCCACGGTCGCCACGAGCAGCACCACCACAAGCCAGCTCATGACTCCTCCTCCGGCCTGTCCTTTTGGCCTGCGATGGAATCCAGGAGCTCGTCCACGCCATCCAGGTGCCATTTGTCGGTGATGGTCTTCCCGTCCTTGCCGACCTTGACGGCCATCCACTCTCCCGTAATGGGGCCACGGAACAGCCTCAAGGTCCCATGCTGCCTACTCATCGCCGTCTCCTTCCACTGCCCCGGCCAGTCTGGCGAGGGTGTTCAGGTCCATGAGCACGTACTGGTCGCCCATGCTCTTCTCTCCCGCACCGGGACGCTTGAAGACCACCATCCCGTAGTCCGCTCCCGCATTGGCGGCCTCCTGGTGGGCCTGCTCCAGCCAGTCAGCCAGGGCGAAACGCCTGTGGGCCTTGCACTCCAGGACCACGCTCCTGCCTCCGATGTACAGGCCCTTGATGTCGCCCTCGTCCTTGGTGCCATGCAGGGCCTCGCGGTGGATCATGCCCTCGGGGTCGTCGATACGGTCCCGAAAGTACCGGACCGTCTGGGTCTCGAAGGCCGTGCCCTTGGCTTTCTGACGGCTCATGCGACCACCTGCATCTCAATCGACCAATCACCCAACGGGGATGTGACCACGCGCCACCGCAGCAAAGACCGGTCCACACGGAAGGCATCCACCTCGCCAGCGGCCAAGCTCTCGGCAATCGCCACAGCGACTGCACGACCACGGAAGGCATGCGGGAAGATGTTCCACTCCCCCGGATGCGTCGACAGCCACCGGCAATACGCCTCGATCTGCCTCTTATCCATGCTCATAGGGTCTCCCCCTTCCAAATCGCCACTTCGTCCTCCTCCTGCTTGTCCCATGTGGCCTGCAGGTATTCGATCGCCGCCTCGATCGCCTCAAGGTTCGGCGGGTCCACTGGCGGCTCAGAATGCGTCATTGGGGTCCCCCTCACCGAACTCGGCGTTGCTGCCAGCATTGCCTCCCCACGGGTCTCCTGCTGGAGCCTGGGCGTTCTGCTGGCCCCAAGCGGACGACTGCTGGGACTGCTGCTGGAAGCCATTGCCGCCACCGTTTTGGGTCTGCCTTTGCACCTGGGCGACCGCATACCTGAGACTGGGCCCGATCTCGTCCACGGTCATCTCCACCACGGTCCGGTTGGCACCGTTCTTGTCCTGATAGGAACGCTGGGAGAGACGTCCCTGGGCGATGACCCTCATGCCCTTGGACATGCTCCGCGCCACATGGGCGGCCATGTCACGCCAGACGGAGCAGCGCATGAACAGAGCCTGCCCGTCCTCCCACTGGTTCGTGTTGCGGTTATAGGTGCGTGGTGTGCTGGCGATGGTGAAGCTCGCCACCTGGCTGCCATTGCCCACCGTCCTCAACTCAGGGTCGGCGGTCAGATTGCCGATAATCGTCAGTACAGTCTCTCCGGCCATCACTCGGCCTCCTTATCCTCATATTTCGCCCTCAAGTCCCTCAGGCACATGTCCACCACCTGCTGGGCCAACGACATCTGATCGAACCCCTTGGCCTTCCCGTCGACAATCAAATCGAACAGTCCTTTGTTCCAACTGATTTTGGGATTCGCCCAGACCTCACCGGCCTCACACTCATAACCCAAGGAGTCGAATGACAGGGTGATGTAGCAGATGTTGTTCTTGTCGGTGTATGCCTTGGTGAAGGACGGGAACCCGTGCTCTTCCGTTGGTGTGAACTCACCATGGGGCTGGCAGGCCCAAACTACCGTGCAGAGCGCCATCCAGTAGCGCTTGGACAGCGGTGCCGCATCGTCACACAGATAGCACGGCATCTTCGGGATCACGTTCTCCCTGTAGTTGCGGTCGGAATAGGAGTCCAGCCCCTTGTCGATGCGGATGCCATGGCACTTCTCGCACTCATAGACACCCTGATAGTCGTTTCTGACCTGCTTCAGCACTTTGACCAGCCTCATGCCTGGCCCTCCTTAAACGTCGTTTTCAGGTAAAGATTCAATGGTTTCCTGCGCTTGCGCTGTTTCGCATCCATGACCGTCAGGTCATTGCAGGAGAAGCCATGCCATTCGGCATGGGGATACCCGTACACGCGGCCATGCGGCTCGTCCTGTCCTGCGGTACGCTCGCACTCCTCACACCAGCCGTCACCATGCGAGCATCGCCGGCACGGACAGCCATGGGCATCAGGCATCACACCCATCACTGCTGCGCCTCCCCTGTCTGGGGTCGACCAGATAGCTCCTCGACCAGCCTGTCGGCCTCGGCAGGGGTCAGGTTCGCGTCATCGAGACGCCCCTGGACCTCACGGCCTATGATCGAGCCGACCGTCTCACGCTGCGCCTTGGGGTCGGTGACCCCGGTACGGACCAGCAGGCCACGGATCTCGGTGAGTTTGGCCGCCGGCACGCCCTGGAAGCGACGCTTGGCCACAAACCCACGGGTCTGCCGCTCCTCCTGCCGTGCCGCCGCCTGCTCGGTGCCGCCCTCGTCACCCGAGGCCAGGTTGAAGGCCGAGGTGATCGCGTAGCGCTTGCAACTGGTCCACATGCCAGCATCGGCCTTCACGTCCCTGCCGGTCAGCACGCATGGATAGGACAGCAGCTCCTGGCTCTCACCGGTGCGCACGTCAACAACCCGCACATGCACCCTGTCCCCTTCCAACGGGGTGTTCAGCCACAGGTCCTGACCCATCAGGGCATTGGACACGGTCTTGTACAGGTCGTCGATGGTGGCGTACTGGATCCTGTCCCCTCCCAGCGTCATGCCGCCAGACTTCTCCAGGCTCATGGACTCCCTGGCCTTGGCTATGCGAGCCCAGACCGAGCCCTCAGCAATGTTCTTCTCGCTCATGCTTCCATCTCCTCGTATTCCCGCTCGATCTGCCACGACGTGAACGTCACCTCCTTGGGTGTCTTGTCCAGCCCGTAGCCCGCCATCCGCTGCCGCCAACCGTCGGGACTGTCCCTTTTGAAGGCGGCCAGCTCGTCCAACGCCTGGGCGATATGCTCCGAAGCCATGGACACCTCCTCACACCCCTCCGAGAAGCGCCACACCATGAAGTCGTATGGACGTTTCTTCTCCTGCACCACGAACTCGAAACCGATAGGACCCTCGTAGCCGGTGAGCCGGTAGAGCATCATGTAGAAGGCGGCCTGGATGTGGTAGCCAAGCCGGGCAGCCACACGAGGGAAGTCCCTGGGATCGTCAGCCGTGGTCTTGTAATCACGGATGCGCAGCACCCCATCCTCATCAGGCCCATCAGGCAGCCAGTCATACTTGCCCTTGAGCGCCAACCCCGACACCGGGTCATCGGCCAGCACAGCGACCTCACCACGGCCAGGAATGGCCTGGAAGTATGGAGCCGTCATCTTGGACATCCTGCGGGCCAGGTCCATGTCGTCCTGGGAGACCACCGTCACACCCTTGGCCTGCAAGACGGCCATCTCCTCCTTACCGGCCTTGGTACGAAGGTTGGGCTTGAGCGCCACCTCACCACCAGTGCCGAGCACCAGCCCATGAGCCAACGTGCCGAAACTCAAAGCGGCAGAGGACACGTCCAACCCATGCTCCAGATAATCCACATAAGCCAACGGACTGACCATGAACCGCTTGAGAGCGGACTGGTCCACCGCATCCAAGGCGAAATAATCCTTATCCGGCATCTCACGAATCTCAGCAACCATCACCCACACCATCCCTAGATCTCTTCAACCGCTCTTGCATCAACCCGCTCTCGTAGTCCCTGAGCGTCTCCACCACACGGTCCAGCAGGCCATCAACCGCATCATCCAGGTAGTAGTCATGGCCACGCTTCGAGCAATGCGGGAACTCCGCCTCTTTAACCTGCTTGGACGTGATCGGCTTCATCCCGCTCCACCTCCTCAGCCTGAAGACGCGCATACACACGCGGTGGCAGAAGCTCACACTCAATCGGCAAACAACCAGCACTCATGACTGCCTCCCGTAGACCAAGCTGTCCCTGACCTCCACGAGGTCCTCAGGCCGGTAGTAGTTTTTCTTGCCAATCCGTATGGCATGCGACCCGGCCAGTTCCGCAAGCCTTTCGCCGGTGATTCCACCCAGCACTTCACAGGCCTGCTTCGTGTTGTAGAGCAGGTGACCGCTGGCAATGGCCGAAGCAGTCAGCTCAGACCTATCAACGTCCTTCTTCATCACTCACCTCCAATCCACGTAGCCATGCCAAGGGTCGAGACCCACAGCCAGCCGAAGGCCACAAGATTGCCTATAGGGTGCGCGCACGCCTCATGGGACAGGAGCCACACGGCAGCCACAACGAGGGTCACCGCGTAGACGGCGAGCGCCACGGTTTGCTTGCTTCTGGTCATGCGGCCACCTCCATGTCTGCGAGCTGGTATCTGGTGCAGGCGTTGCCGCCCTTGCTCCTGCCCTTGCGGTCCACTTCGACGACATGGCCGATGCGGGTAAGCTCCTTGAGCCTGCTCCTGATCGTGCTGTCCGCTATCGGACCACCGGACAGCTCCTCGGCCTGCTGCTTGACCCGCCACTCCTCGGACGGGTAGTCCTTGGTGTGGCTCAGCCGCCCCAATGCCCGCAAAGTCAGTCGCTTGTACTTGGAGACATCCACGGTCTGCGCCGCCATATAGGACGTTTCGGGAGACCCAGCCCGTGTGGGCGCTGTCTCTGGTAATCTGGTTGATGACATGAGATTCCTTTCTGTGTCATCGCCGCAGGTGCAACTGCGGCATTTACTTTTGTGGAAACATGCAAAGAGTGGAGCAATCACCTGATGAACTCAGCAGCTTTCGTTCTGAACTTTTTCTTAAATGGCTTCGACGGGAGCGAGGGGGAACAGTTCAAATACTCCGATCTGGTAACCGCCCTTGCCGATGTCGACAACTCTCTGACCACAGCAGCCGCAAATGGCGACGAAGAAGCAAAGCTAGCCATACAGTGCATCAACGGCTTATGGGACTCTATAACCACCGAGTTCTCCCAACATCCAAGCACCGGATTCATAACCGCGAGATTCTCCCTGAACACCGAAAGCCAAATGGCGCTACGCATAGCTGAACGCATACTTGCCGCAAAAGTCGGCGAATATTCTCCCGAGAGACGCGACAGCATCAAGAAACTCATCGAAGGCATACCGGAACTGCTTAGCGAAATGACTTTGCCGCAAGAGTTGAAGCTGTATGTACTACGCCTCACACGAGAAGTAGAAACCGCTTTGGAAGAGTATGCGGTGACGAGCGACTTCAAGCTCGATCTCGCATTCTCCAGGCTGCAAACGTGTCTTAACACCGTGGCAGTTGTTCCAAAACCAGAAGAGGAGCAAGGAAAGTTCATTACATTCCTGAACAATAAACTCATCCCCTGCCTCATGGCTGTGAGTCTCTTTGCGGACATTGGCTATACCGGGATTGAGACCTATCAGTTCTTTGCTCCCCGGATTGCTCCCGTAAGTCAGCAAACGTCCGCTCAATAATCCCTGTCCGATACTCCCCAAACTCTTCAAGGGACAGACGATTAGACTCGCCATTCATGGCTTTCCGGCTGAACAATTCCTCCAGATCGGCAGTCAAGGCGAAGAAGACATCTGCAGCAGAGGTGAACTGATCACCCTGATACTTGGCTAGATTCAGCTTTGCCATCTCTCCCCCCTCACGCCGTCAACTGGTAGGAGCCGTCGAACCGGTCGGCCCACACCCTGTCGAAGAGGGGACGGTCGGCCTCCGTGTACGCGTTGACCTTGCGTATCTGACCGGACCCGGTGGTGATGTCCGCACGCTGCGGATCCCTGCCATGCTCCTTGACGTACAGCTTCTTCAAGTCCTTGCCGAACGGTCCGGCATGACGCTTCAACCCAGTACGGCCCAGGCCCTTCTCCCGCAGATAGTCCTGCACATACAAGGGGCGGGTCTTCGGGTCCAGTTCGGGGGTCTCACCCATCTCACGGGCAATGACGATACGGGTCTTGGCTTCCAGGAAATCCGGATGCACCAGCCCCTCCACGGCCTTGAGCAATTCCACCTGCTCCAACCGGCGCAGATGCTGCGCCTTCAACAGATGCTCGTTGACCGCCACACCAGTGGAGAAGTAGGCATCCAAAGCGTCCGCGGCCTCCTGCTGGTAGGCCACGATCAGGTCACGCGCCGCCTGCGACTTCACACGGGAGGTGTCAATCGTAGCCAACCACATCGTGAACGTACGACGATCAAGAGCAACCATCTCGTAAGTCTTGCCATCAGAACCAGTTGCGTGTATGACACACGTAACTGCCCAAGGCTGCCTCTTCAACCGTTGTATCTGACCATTTACGTCAAGGCCCAGGTTCTCGCATACTGGCTTGAGGGCCACTCGGACGCTCTCACCGTCCTTTTGCGCCTCGATTACCTGCCCCTTGAATGGGACCAGTGATAATGTTGATTCAGTCATTTCAGCTCCTTTCAAGCTGGTTTGATAAGCCAGGTTGCAGCCGGGCACTTCTATTGGTTCGGAGAAAGGCTTCCCATGGAATTGGTGGGTTACGTGCTGCAAGGTCTCACCGCCCTGTTCACTGGATCCACTGCGATAGCGGGCTTCTTGATGCGAAAGCGACCCCGTTGGGAAGCGTTCACCGTGTCCACGCAGCCGTTGATGCAGAGCAACCCACGCATCTTCGTGCGCATCGACAATGTCGGCAGCGGCACGGCATACAACGTGCGCACCGGCTCCAACCACAAGAGCGAATACAAGTTCCGCAGGAAACTGCAGGACAAGCTGGCACGAGTCGATCCCGGTGAATCCATCGAGCTGGAGATCGAAGGCGTTCCCATCGACCCGAAGAACCCCTTAGCTCCTGTGCAATTCGCTTCCGACACCACCGTGGAAGTCACTTGGACCCAGCCTCCCCTCTGGAGACATCGGAAATCCCACCATTGGCTTCTGGAGAATCTTGAGGTGGACGACTAGACCTGCTGCCAATCCTCGCCTTCAACTCCCAATACAGGTTCCATAGCCTGTAGAAGGCGCAGTACAACGGCGCAGTGCCGACAACCACAAACACCAGCACGACCACCACCAACTTCAAATCACTCATATCCACACCTCCTCTCACGCCGTCAACTGGTGGTCAGAAACACAAAATGAGTCAGGAAGCATAGAAAGCGGGCTTACTTGCAGACAATCCGCGTAGGTTGCAACCTGTCCGATTGAGATTGAGGACTTTCCTTCCAACTGCCTGCGGAGAGTCACGTAGGGGGTACCTGATTGGTCTGAAAGCCACTTGACTGAGCGGCAAGAGGCTTTCAGAGCGGCGATTATCTTGCATGCCGCCTGCTTTGTGACGCTTTCTTGATTAACCATACGGTTAATCTAATCACCGTTTGGATATACTGTCAAGTTAAATAACGGTCTATTTGGTTAATATATCCCCCGTATAGTGCTATCATAAAAACCATGACTGAATATGGAGACCACTTCGCCAAAGCGATAGCAGAAGAATTGCGCGCCCAGAAGGCTCGCACCGGAAAAACCAATGACGAATTGGCGGAAGCCGTCGGAGTCAGTGCCGTGACCGTACTACGGTACCTACGCGGCCAACGCCAAATTCCCATAGACGTGTTCGGAGACCTGTGCAACGCCCTCGGAGTCAGCGCAGCCAATATAACGGCAGCGGCCTTCGATACAGCACAAAAGGCTCGAGACGAGAAACTGGATCCATCACAACTGTCTGAAGACGAGAAGCATCGCATCATGAAGAAAAAAATTGCAGAGAAGGGACTTGGACTTGCAGCCAACGACGACCCAAACAAGTTCATCGAAATGGAACACGAAGACGAGAGCGCTTGACACTGCACTACTGGCCCATATGACATACGCGCAGATGCGCAACTATGCCAGCTCGTTAAACGTGACAGTTTTCAGCGATCCCCTCCCCGGAAGCCTCAAAGGGTTGTACGACGAGGAAATCCAAACCATTATCATCGACCGAAGACTCACCTACCGACAGAAACGATGCACCCTGGTCCACGAGCTCTTCCACTGGTCTTATGGTGACGATGCCTGCGAGACCATCGGACAATCACGAGCCGAGACCAGGACACGCAGGCACACCGCCCTCACCCTCATAGACACTATCGAATACCAGGCCGCCGAGGCCATGTACGACGCAGACCCCTACCAAATCGCCAACGAGCTCGACGTGACCCTGCAAGTCATTGACGACTACAGGGCCATACTGGACGAGCAGCGCAGGCTCGTCACCTTCCGCCACGACTGGGGCGATGACGTGCTTGTGAGCGCTTGACGCCGCCTGGCGGTAGGCTACCTATAGCAACGCACCGTAGCCAAGGAGAGCAGACATGACAGCGCCGCAAGGATTCCAGCCACAGCCGCCACAAGACGATTACATGCAAAACTCACCGCAGCAGCAAAACCTAAATCCCCTCTATCGCGAGCTGCAGAAATACAAGAAAAGAGCAACGGTTTTAACGGTATCCACTTGCATCCTGTCAGTGACAACCCTTGTTTTCGGCGGCATCGTGGGCACTGCCCTGGTCATGACCATCGAACAAAACAATAATGCTCTAGTTAAGGTATATGACGCTTGCATGTCAACGGATTTGGGCGCAATATCGCTTGGCGACAATAATTCCACACTGACGGTTAGCGAGAGTGGCAAACTGGACGCATACGACTGCGTAGCCTCCAAGCTTCCGATCCCCAAAGCCACCCAAACCAAGATAGGTGCCACAACAGGGTTCTCTGGTTCGCAATCGGATTCATGGGACGGATACAAGGCCACATGGTCGTACAGCGGCAGCAACGGTCTGGATCTCGTTATCCAAAAAGACTGATACCAGCTACCTTTGGCCCCGTTTCGGCGGGGCTTCCTTATGTTTGACCCCACCTGACGGTATCCTACCCATGTAAGCGCAGCAGCTACAAAGGAAAGAGAGAAGATGTCAAAGCAAGACAACGCCGGAACGAAGAAGCCGATCTTCAAGCGTGCATGGTTCTGGATCATCGTGGTCCTCGCCATCATCGTCATCTATTCGGCAACCATGAATGGCAACAAGACCAAGACCGACACCTCCGCGACCAGCGCCACAAGCTCAAGCCAGACACAGCAGCAGAAGCCGGAGGAACCCAAGAAGGAGAGCGTTCCCGCCGAGTACACGTCCGCACTGAACAAGGCCAAGACCTATTCCGATATGATGCACATGTCGAAGAAGGGCATCTATGACCAGTTGACCAGCGAGGCCGGGGATAAGTTCAAGCCCGAGGCAGCCCAGTACGCGGTGGACAACCTCAAGGCCGATTACAACGCCAATGCCCTCGCCAAGGCCAAGGTCTACCAGAAGACCATGAGCATGAGTCCCGACGCGATCCGTGACCAGCTGACCAGCGACGCGGGTGAGAAGTTCACACCGGAAGAGGCGCAGTACGCCGTGGACAACCTCAATAAGTAGCCGCTCACAACTTCCATTTGGCCCCGTTTCGGCGGGGCTTCCTTATGTTTGACCCCGCCAGGCGGTAACCTTCCCAGGTAAGCACCGAAGCTGAAAGGTAAGAGATGAAGAGGAAAGCACTGGCCCTGATCGTATGCTGCGGACTGATGGTCAGCATGGCAGGATGTGGAAACAAAAGCCCGAATTCAGCAGGGAAATCGTCAGATGATTCCTTGGATTCGCTGTATGAAAAACGCCCTCTTTTCTTTTCGTGCCGAGAGAAGGATGCCAGCGGGAACGATGTCAAGGACAGCAACGGCGAAGCAAAACTAGTGACCATTCACAACTATAAGGATTCATGGGAATACCCCGCACCGCTCGATTGCATGGCCCAAGGAGTCACACCAGACCCAACCGCGGAGCAGAAGGCGGCTCTGTCCAAAATAACCGCAAAAAATGATGAGAGCGACAAGGATAACGGGTTCACGCGGGTTCTGGCCGAATGTGCCAGCACCACCGGATACCCGATCGATGGAAGAAGCGACACCAGCACCGACCCCAACCAAAACCCTTTCAAAAACGCGGATGATGCAAAGGACGGATACAAGGTACTAGCCTTCTGCCCTGACCACCCACAGGCAGCGAAGATAAAGCAGAACGCGGATCAGGCATCAGCGAAGAGCACAGAGGCCCAACAGCCAAGTCAGTCTGTCCCTGTCGATTATCAATCTGCTCTTTCAAAGGCCCAAAGCTACTCGACAATGATGCACATGTCCAAAGCCGGCATATACGACCAGCTCACCAGCGAATACGGAGAGAAGTTCTCCCCCGAGGCCGCCCAGTACGCCGTCGACAACATCAAGGCCGACTACAACGCCAACGCCCTGGCCAAGGCCAAGACCTACCAGCAGTCGATGAACATGAGCCCCGAGGCGATCCGCGACCAGCTCACCAGCGAATACGGAGAGAAGTTCACACCGGAAGAGGCGCAGTACGCAATCGACAACCTCAACAAGTAATCAGATACAGCCTTCACTTCCAGGCCCCGTTTCGGCGGGGCCTTCGCATATCTGGGAAAGGCCACCTACCACTTATAAGGAATGGGAAAGCTCACACCAATGGCCTTCTCCACGACCATCGATATGAACACGACAGACAGGATGACCACCACCGTCTCCAAGGCCTCATCCATGATCCATGAGAACCGGAAGAAACCGGGATGCTCCTCCTTGAGCTTACCGGCCCTGTCACACGGGTCAGCGTCGCCGTGCATCATGTTGGCCACCTTGACGAAGAAGTGCATGAACGGATGCCAACCTGATGCCGCCAGCAGTGGAGCTGCATCAGAAGCGCTGCCGAATGGCCCGTTTTCGGGACTCATGTCCTCCACCATATCCGTGCGATGGTTGCCCTCCACAGGCTTAGACCCCACTTCCTTGGGAGATGAGGAAATCTCCCCGCCATTCAGGGGCTGGTCATCGCCGAATATAACATTCCCATCACCGTCGAGGATTTCATTTCCTTCACTATCGGTCATGAAGCTCACGACAGTCCCAAGAGCCTTGACCTATATGAGACCGCATCCACGGAAACCTTGAAATAATTGGCGATGTCGATATCCGAATTGCCATTCTCTTTCAGCTCACGGAACTTCATCTCAGGCATGAGGAGACTTCCCGCGAATTCGTTGGCTATGACCTCGAATACGTTCCCACGGTTCTCGTCCGATCTAGCGTCGACGTATCCCTCACCCGACCCGATGGGTTTTACCTTGAACCCATCGAAGCTGTCCGTGGACGCATGCGTCATGTAATGCCCAAGCTCGTGCGCTGCGGAGAATCGCTTTCTGCTCGGTGGCTGGTCTATGTCCAAATACATGGTCGCCGAATTGTCTCCACCGACGAGCATTCCCCAGCGATCCGTGCCAAGTTGCGAATCATATACTTCAACACCTGCCGCAGTGGCGATCTTGATAGGGTCGACGGGAAATTTGCCAGGCGTCCAATAGTTCTTCAATGCATCAGAGGCAAGTTTCCTGGCTATCTTCCGCGCGTCACCATAGGTCATTACCTTGTCGTCCGACACTTCAGCCACCTCCTGCCCGCTCGATTAACTTTTGCCCCGATTGAGTCACAATAGACACGCATCGGCGCTCTTTACATTCAGTATAACAAATCCTCCTATCACAGATTCCCGAACGGTCCTAATGGAAGTGTGTTGGCGTGTCACCACAAGTCATCCAGCTTCCTCGGAATCCAGAATCCCCCGATTCCCCTGGTCGGTAGGCCGTCCGCCACGATACCTGACCTGAGGCATCCGGATTGCATTTTAGTATACATATAGTATACATTTCCCGGTCAGCATGATTCGCCAGAGATAAGGAAGAAGCCCCACAGCCGTTGTGGCTGCAGGGCTTCCCTCTGGTGGGGCCTCTCGGGCTTGAACCAAGGACCGACGGATTATGAGTTACACTGCAGTGACAACACAGTTCCCACTGGCCCCGTTTCGGCGGGGCCTTCGCGTATGCGGGACATGACTATAAATCGTTTGGCTTCTCGTCTTCATCATGCGTCGCATGACCAGCATCCGCCATAGTGTCTTCTGATCCGCGCCTCTCGGAAAATCTGTGGCTAATTCGCCGTAGCGCTTTCCTAATGCGCCGAAACCGTCTGCTCTGTTTGATGTCGTCCCTTTCAGGGATGTACCAGGACATCTGCTTTCTTGCTTCGTTCTGGAGTGAGACAATCTGACGCACATATCTTTTGTAAGATATCCAATATGGAATGAGAAGGAACACCGCTAGTAATATCAAGCCAATAGCAAGATTCAAAAATCCCGAGTCCAAGTGATATGGGGAGGATCCTGGGAAAAAAATCAATACAAGTAATACCCCGGCAACCGAGACTGCAATAGATGGTGCAGCGAATATGGCAGAGGCAATATACGACTTTTTTCTCAAGTCTGCGTTGTCGTAGACTTCTTTGAAGGCCTTCATCCCTTTCTCTATCTCATGCTCGATTCCCACAGGAAGCTCATTCTGCAGGAAAACGGGATCGACAAATACTTTAAATCCCATACGGCGACGACAATAACAACAGATATTCGTACAGATTAAAATGAATAGAATCATACCAAGTAAATCCGCATATACGCATAATAATTGTGTAAAGAAACCTCTAATCCCCTTATTCGACATCGTAAACAACACGATGCACATGACTGCACTTGCCGGCCAAACAGCTACACACCACGTAACCAAACATCCAACCTGTGATACTCGTTCATTTCCTATTTGATCGTTCACTCTCCAGTTGCCCAGTAGCCGTATGAAACGTCGTCTCGCAAGTTTGCGATTGCACGCATTCTTTCTCGCATTGATCTCATGACGCAGCAAGTCATCAGTTGTTTTGCCCTGCTGCTCATCCAACAGATTCGATTGCTTGATCAGTGCGCTTGTGGTGATTTTGAGATGGAATCCGGGAATGCCGCTTTCCTGGCGCAAGAATTTCACAAAACCCAAAATAGCGGTCACAGCCGGAAGGACAACAGCGGCAGTCTTGCAAATATTCTCCCAGTTGTCTTTGAAGAACTGTAATACAGAACCCATCAACTTCCCTTTTCTGCGAAATCCAATCGGCTTCAGGAATACGATGAATAAGCATATGCCCAAATCGGTCCTTTTCCCAACGTGACCTGAGCGAATGTGTGACAAGGTGAATCTTTTTCACACCCGCATATAACACCCTATTCTCCGTATTCCTTCCGCATGAAAATGCTCGTAATTGGAAACCGTCATTCGATGCCGAGGGCTGAGTCCAATTTAAGCATGGCCTGCTTGCGTTCATCCAGGCCGGCGGTCCGGTAGTGCATGGTCATGGCCTCGCTGGAGTGGCCCACAATCTCTTGGATGAGTTGGAGGTCGACGCCTTGGGAGGCGAGGAGGGTGACGGCGCTGTAGCGGGTCTCGTGCCCGGTGTGCGCGTCGGGGTCTATGCCGGAGGCCCTCATCAGGGCGCGGAAGGCCTCGGCATCATCCCTCTTGGGAATGGGTGTGCCGTCCGCACGCCTGAAGATGAGGCCGTAGGGGTTGGGTATGGCCTTGGAGGCCTCCTTGTATCGGCGCATGGCCTCCATCAATGGTGGCACGATGGGCACAATCCTGCCGGTCCTGGACTTGGGCCGGGTCAACGCATAGGGGCCGCACAGGGGGCGCATGTCGTAGCCGTCCGGTGTCAGCCACTGGGCGTCCGGGCACATGGCCGCCTTCCTCCTGCCGCACGGGTACCCGCCGCCCGTGGGGGTCCCGCAGCCGTGGACCTTGGTCACGGTCTGCAGCTTCCAGTCGACCGCGTACACGCCAGTCCTCATGTTGAGGCTGTCCCAGGTCGCCCCAAGTATCTCGCCCTGCCTCATGCCCGTCAGGAGCCGCCACCACCAGATGGTGCCCTCCACAACCGGCATATGTGAGGACACGTCGAGCATGGCCCTCAGCTCGGGCACGCTGAACGCGCTGCGCCCCTCCCCCTGGTCCTTGCGGCTTGGGGTCCTGACGGCCAGGACGGGGTTGGAGGGTATGAGACGGTCGGCCCAGGCGGCCTGCATGATCTGGTTCAAACAGGTGCGGATCTGCCGTTTCAGGCTCAGGCCCGCCGGACCCTTGGGGTTGCCTTTCTGGTCGTAGGCCTGGGCGTTTTCGAGGATGCGGCGTACGGTGCTGGGCACGATCTTGGCCAGGCTGGTGCCTGCGTACCGGTCCAGGTGGCGGTCGATGACGGTGCGGTACATCTCGATGGTCTTGGGGTCCGCCTCGTGCGCCTTGTGCTCCAACCACTGATGGGCGTACTCACCCAGTCTCACGTCAGCCTGGCCGACAGCTCCGGTGGCCGCGTACTCCTCACGGGCGGCCTTGAGCTTGGCCTTCACCTCGGCGCTGGTCGTGCCGGTGAGGGTCTTGCGGATGCGTCTGCCCGCCGAGTCGTAGCCGAGGTCGACCCGGGCCATCCAGCGTTGGCTGCGCTTGGTGACGGTCCGCCCGTCCTTGCCTTTGACCTTGTAGGTGTGCCAGTACGTGTATGGCTTGGCCGCACCGGTCGCCCTCCGCTTCGGCATCGCTACCTCCTGAACAAAAATGTGTGACCCATGTGTGACCCATCCTATCGCGTATTGATAGGGTTCCTATCGGATGCCGATAAGGCTGTAAACGTTGGAATCAAGCCATTCCTGACATATACATCCTAGCAGGAAAAACACGGTTCACATAATTGTGGTTCAGGAGGTCGCGCGTTCGAGCCGCGTTAGCCACCCCAGACCAAACCCCTACTCCCACAAGGCGAGCAGGGGTTTTGCAAAGCTGGAATCAGAGCACTCAGCCCAAGACTTGTGTGCCATTTGTGTGCCATAATTCCCAAAACCAAATCCGCAGTGTGTCACATGCACCTGCACTTGCGGCCCCATCAATCCGAAGGACCAACCTGCACCGGCTTGAATCGGAGAGGCTGTGGAAGCACAAATTGGGCGATGGCGGCAGGTCAGGCGGAACTAACCAGGCCAACCGCCCGGCACGGCAGTGGCCTGCACCGTCACCAATTGGCGGCGGCCGTGTCCAGCATCATACGCACCGCCTGCTCGGTCGCATTGATGAGCTGTGTGCTATCCATGCCGAGATCCTTACGAAGCACATGATCGCTGTCTGCTACCACGGATGGCTGCCTGTTGCACAAATAGACCGTGGTTACCGATGTGCTTGTGCCATCGCTTACTCCCACATCGGCGGCTTGACCGATGAATGCATCCGATGAGATTCCTTCATCATGATTATAGGGGGCCTTGACCATGAACACGAGTCCTCTGAACCTGATCAGAATCGGAAACTTCATGTTTCCCTGTTCATGGTCTGCAAGCACGGTGATGAGCTTGTCACCGGCCCCGTCGAAGACGTGCTCGACCTGGTCGGGGCCGGCCTTGAAGAGCACATCGAGCTGTGAGCACTGGTCCCGGTCATGAAGCTGGTGGATGGGCAGCGACCAATGATGGGCCACCCCCAGCACCAGTGCCAGGATGAGCACGATAGCCGGGACTTTACCCTTCAATGAACGCCGTGGCGGTTCCTTCATCTGCCACGATCCTTCCCCAACGTGTCGAAGAAGCGCCGCTCGGCCTCCCGCACATCATCCCCTGCCTTCATGGGGGTGCCCCTGAGGAGCTCGGCCAGGGCCTTCGTGTCCCTGATCATCTGGTTGCCCAGGGGTGCATCCATGACCGCCAAGGCGCCGATCAGCACCAGCATGACCACGGAAGCGGCCACATACATAACAATGCGGCCCCTTAAAGCAATGCCACCCGTCCGGCGGAGGGCGTTCAAAGCCGTCAAAACCCGAAGCACCAGAATCGGTCGGATCATGGGAAGCTGCACGACCGCCAAATCGAAAAGATGACGCTTGAACCAATCCCACTTCCTGGGAGCCAGCAGAGTGGGTACAAGATAGTCGACCGCGAACACGCCCAGAGGACATTCATCATCCCATTGGCCAGAACATCCCATATTCCCGTTGATTCCCCAGTATCTGCCAGGCATAGACCAGGATGAACAGGACCGGCAACCCCGTCAATGGCCACTCTGTGGCCCTCTCCCACCCTCAAGCTTCACACTCAGATAGTACAACCCTCCATCCGATGGACTGACCCCACCCGGCGGTAGCATGCCCAGGTACACGTTGAAGTTCAAGGAGAAACAATGAAGAGGAAAGCGTTCGTACGCTTTACGCTGCTGCCATGTCTGGCAACCATCCTGCTCGTACTGCCCACAGGCCCCTCGGCACAAGCCGCCGATGCCGACACGGCTGAAAAGATCCTGCAAACGATTCCGGTCAAGGGACGGGCCCCCAAAACGGGATACGCCCGTTCCCAGTTCGGTCAGGCATGGAAAGATGTCGACAAGAACGGCTGTGACACACGCAACGATATTCTCAACAGGGAACTGACTGATAAGAAATTCAAGCCCGGCACGCATGACTGCAAAGTCATATCCGGAACACTCGCCGACCCTTACACGGGTAAGACCATCACCTTCAAGCAGGGGAAGAAGACCTCCAGCGCAGTTCAGATCGACCATGTAGTTGCCTTGTCGAACGCCTGGCAGACCGGAGGGCAGAAGCTTTCAAGCGAGCGGCGCGAACAATTCGCCAATGATCCCTACAATCTTCTGGCGGTGGACGGGCCATCCAACCAAAAGAAGAAAGACGGCGATGCGGCAACCTGGCTGCCGAAGAACAAGCAATACCGTTGCGACTATGTGGCCCGGCAGATCGGCGTGAAAAAGAAGTATGATCTGTGGGTCACCAAGGCAGAGAAAAAAGCCATGAGCAGCACTCTGGAATTCTGCCCGTCACAGTCAATCCCCCAAGACACTGACGTCGAAAAGCAAAACACCACTCCCGCACCCGCACCTACTCCGGCACCGGCTCCCGCTCCGGCACCAGCACCGACCCCTGCTCCAGCACCAGCACCCGCACCCGCACCCGCGCCAGCGCCAGATGGCAATGTCTACTATCAAAATTGCACCGCCGTCCGTGCCACAGGCAAGGCTCCTCTATAAGCCGGGCAACCTGGCTACCGCCCAGCCCTCGATCGTGATCACGATGGCATAGCCTGCGAATAGGATACGACAGGTCCTTTTGCACATAGCTAAGCATGCATTCCCGAAGTCGTTAACCATGCCATCTTCTGCTACGGCACCAGAGGCTGACGACGACCTCTCCCGGCCCCGCTTCGGCGAGGCCTTGGCATAGGTGATGGGTGAGGATGGCCCTCAGCCAGCAGGGTCATTCACCGGCACAAACCCGCAACAGCGGAACCTGGCCCCTCATCCAGCGACGGATGAGGGGCCAGGCGATGATACCTAGGCATGTGGCGGCCATGGCCACAAGGGTGACGAGGTAGAGGGCACGGACCCAGCCGCTTTGCCAGTGGTTCCACTCGTTGACCAGGACGATGGTGCTGTTGTTTCCACCCAGGATCACCGTGCCTTTGCCGGAGACTTTATGGACCGACAAACCCGGCCATCCTTCCCTATACGCAGGCCGAGGGGTTCCATATCCGCCATGTCCATGCTCTGCTCGACCAGATAGTCAACCGGGGGCAGGCGGCCGATCACCGTCCTGGCCTTGCGATTGCTCTCTTGCGCCGGTATGGCCATGAAACCGGCCTGCCGATCATCGGACACCTTCTTCCACTCACCCGCCGCCAAATCGGGCGACGGCCAGTCGCCGCCCTTGGTCCGAACGCGGAAATGGCTGGGAGGATACTTCTGAAGTCCCTCCACATTGGTCTCCACGAAGGCATTGATCGGCCTGTCGGGAATTGTCCTCGCCTGGCCTTGGCCTGTGTAGGAGCCCCCGACGAGGTCCCACAC